AATGCAGTAAGGCGCTCAGCTACAGCCGAGTTCTTGAGTACATTGATGATAAAGCTAATATCAGCCTTAAGTGAGTCCTTCTCATTCATCGACGTATTCGAGAAGTCGAAGCGGCCATCCTTCTTGACGACAAACAGATAACGATTGGGGAGTTCGTTCGCTGCGACATCGATATAGAAGCTCAGATTATCATCGATACCAAAACCGATACAACCATACTGCTTAAAACCCTTACGACCATCAGCTTCTTCAAAACGATTGAGGAACACTGGTTCACGCTTAGGACGAGGATCCGCGATCATATTCTCCAAGAGGATGATAAACGAATCGATCGTCTTACGAGGAAGAGTCAGCTTCCATGGCTTACCACCTTGACCAGTGAAGATACAGAAGCTAGAAAAGCCTCCGAATACATCGAATGACAAAGACACGTTCTTGTCTTCCTTAGAAGGGAGACGAAATAGTCCCGACTGAGTAAGATTCTCGAAACTATATTGAGTAGGAGCTTGTGACATAAATATCCTTTTTGGGGTTATAGGAGACTGGTTATACAATTGAAGACTAATCTGTCTAATATTAGATCATCAAATGAAATCGTATTTTCTAAAAGTACTAGTAGGTAAGTTAAGCTTCCTAACTATCTTACCTAATAAATCATCATTACTTCTAGATGACCATCTCTCTTTTTCTGCTTGTTCTAACAAATCTCGTCTTATCTTAATACCGATCCAGGATTTAATTAGGACGCCATCACCAAATATCACGTGTGTTATGGGTAGGAAGGGAATCCTCCCCTCCTTATCTAATTTCAAACCAAAATCACGAGGATGTTTTGTTAAACCAGTATAACTCTCTAAGAGCTGTACATTTCTGATACGAAAACTAAGGTACCAATCTAGTGGTATGTGAGAAATTAATCCAACACTGTCTCCTGTAGCATAAAGACTAGTTGGATGATTAGTGATCTCACGAAACTTACTAGCGACATCTTTGTGTGGGTAGGTACTACCACCTGCTTTTATCCAGAAACATTTTACAAACTCGAGTTGTTTAACCTGTCCTGTATGATTACCATGCTTACCTAGAAACTTCTTATACATAGCTAAGAAAGTCAAGTGCTTTTCAGAACTATCTCTGAGTATCTCTTTGGGTAAGTCATGATAATCTGGAAAGTAAATTATCACTGGAGCCTGCTTATTCCTAGATAGCGTACCTAACACTAATGATAAGTACGTATCATAATACTCTAGGAAAAGATTTACATCTTTTACAAAGCCTTCTTCCATATCACTCATGGTGGGTTGTTTATGCATGGAATAGATATTTCGAAAAATAGTAAAAGCTGAAATTACAAAAGCTGAGAACTGGGGCTTCTTGTCGCTAGAAGCCCCAGCTACAAACTTGTTTAATAGCCGGTTAAAACCGATACTACCACCGCGTATAATTTCGCTGCCGTCCTCAGATTTCGGCATGGTAGATTCATCTGGGAATGCTCCCATATCGCCCTCCTTGGACTATGTAGGGGGAGTAGATAAATACTCATCTATCTTCTCAATGGTTAAGTCATAGTCTTCTGGTATATGTACTCGTATAAATGAGGCTATCGTCTTGGGAGTAGGCGCCACCAGACGCTCTTTCTTAGTCACCACAACCGATGACATCAGTGAGAAGTTTTGTGACTTACTATCTACCTCAGTTTTGATAGTGCATTTTACTTTAGGATAATGTTCACCCAACCAAGCCTTGATGGCTTTTCCTAGTTCACTAGACTCAATCACGATCCTAAGTGAAATAGTCCTATAGGTAGTAATACTGGATAAGTATTCGATGATCTTAGTACGGATGATGTCAGTATCTGGATTATCTTTAAAATACAAAGTCGAGAATATAGCAGAGTTCTTGTTCTCTATGAACTGAGCTTTATACTTATCAGGATAATCTAATACTTTAACATATCCTTTGGGATCTTCATCACCGTGGTTGAGTCTATCGAAGCTACCATTGCTGACTACTTTACCACTGATACGATGTTGATGGACATGACCTACATCTATCATCTTTTTGATAAATGGAAACTGGGACTCTCTAAACACGATACAGTTTTCTTGACTGATAGCTTTAGGATAAGTAAAGTCAAAGAATCCATGCATACACCCATAATCCAATTCATCCCATCCACGCTCCACCATCCTGTCTTTAATAACAGAGACGATTTCGTCGGATGATTTAAATGGTAGATCATCTGGTACATACATCACTCGTATGGATCTATCTCCACGCGTGATTTCTTCTAACTCTATAGTGCCCATAAACTTAAAGTCAAATGTGAACTTATTGTTCTTATAAAAGGTAATGAACCTTTCGCATTGTTTTCTATCGTGAGTGAATGTACCTTGTAATACTCGTAGAGTCACATTGTGCATATCACATAGTCTGAATAGTCCCATGATGACTTCATAGACTGGATCGAATCCATAGTTGTCAAACAACACTAATGTGTCGAAGAAGTCGCCATTCAAAAACATGATATCGGTTTCAGGTAATATAGGAAAGAATGCGTCAGCAAATGCATCTGCCATTTCTTTTTGATCTATAGACCTAATCCCAAGGTGTAGATCACTCGCGAAGATCAGCCTGAGAGGCTCACTCATCGTCATCTAACGATGTAGTACCCACCATAGCCTGATCTTCTTTATCCTGCTCTACAGCGGCCACTAGATCCTTCTTGAGCTCTGGATTGAGGTTGTTCTCCACAAAGAGCTTTTGGATCAGAGCTGAATCATTCCTTACCTTCTTAAAGTAAGCTAGACTATCAGGAGCTGAGTTAGCAGTAGCTAGATCTCGTAGAGATGCATCTAGGATCATCATGTCTCTGGTAACATTAGATGTACGATTAACAGCCGCTGGTACACTATCACGATTGTTAGTAGTACCTACAGCATCACTCTTAAACCTAGTCCACACTCGATCTAAAAAGTACACCGCTCGTGGGTCTTCTTTACTAAAGATCACGATTGTGGGATGATACATGTTGATACCCAGACTGAGCTTATACTGGTTATATAAACGATGCATCTCTAGTTTATAGCCAGAGTCCTTTTCATATCGCTCCTTATCATAATTAAATAAGGGGATATAAGGCTCAAACTGAGCATATGTAATGATGTTAGGACGCTCTGATTCTTCCAGTAGTTTGTTACCTTCTTTGGCCACGATAGCGGCTAGATGGTTTTTACTGATAGACTCCTTGATCTTATCATGATCCACAGTATCTGGGATAGGGGCATCTTTAATTTCAGGGGGGATAGCCATCTACTTAGTATCCTTTTTCGAGTATTACATAGTGTCATATATACCAGAATAATAACTAATGTAGACTACAGATAGCTAGTGAGTAGGTTATTTTCAGGTATTACGAGTCTACCATTTTTGAGAGATATAGTAGCACCAGTCTGACCGATCTCTCCAGAAAGCATAGTGTAAATGATACTGATAGTGATATCATAAGTACCACTAGCATCAGTGAGTGCATTGGTTACAGCTACAGTGATCTTACGCTCTGCATCGAAGATACGATTGAAGCATCCCTGTAGGTCACTCTGTATGTTATTACAGAGCGTATCAGCATCTCTATGAAACTTAGCTACTAGCCAAGGGAGAGATATAATCAGATCTGGTACTATAGGTACAGTGTGTTGAGGGGTCCTAAAGAACCTATTGAGAGTATAGGCTATAACTGACTGTACGTCATCGACGTATAGTGATCCAGTTAGGCTAGGTACAGTTACCATGATTTATAACTCCATATATAGATATCATCACATCATGGTTCTGATACTTACCTTATAGATATTTCTTAGGACTTATATGACTCGTAGCTTTATCTATATTCGACATATTACGGAAGAAGCCTTTTCCGAATATACGATCGAATAATGACTCGTTCCTCTGGTCTTCTTTTTCGGATAGTAGCGTATAGACTTCAGCTAACCATTCTCTACGTACAGTGATCTTGTCGTCAGGATTACCCTGAGACATAGCCTTTAAGGATCCCATATCGATAGCCATGTCAATACCTCTTGTTAATAGGTATGTAAATATCAGCCAAATCAAATCGAATGGTGATACTGTGATGGATTTTCTTAACACTAATAGAAGCGAATCTAAAATACCATCCTGGTTTAGCTATGTATTTACCCTCACCTACATGATGGATAGCTACTAGTCCAAAACTCCACACTCTATGTAGGGCGTATTCCTCAGAGATCTTATTGTAAGTATAGACACACAATCCTCGAAACTTATAGAAAGGGAAGAGTCTAATGTGTCCAGCGATAACATTGCTGTTGTCGTACTTCTTGTAGATACCAGGGATACCTGATTCGGTGAATGTGTACATAATTACATCCTTGTATCAGTAAAAAATAATGGATGATAGTGGGGGTACATACCCCCACTATCTGTATTTGATTAGCCTCTACTCATTTCGATCGATGTCGGATCTCGATCAGTCTTAGCTAGGATCTTATCACGGATAAAGTCCCTAGTCTTATTGATCGCATATAGCTCATCGTCTGTCAGATCGGGATCATCTGTATAACTAGTACCAGAGATATCATACCACCCATCTTCATCACTATCACGTAACACATCGTGACATGTGAAGTTCTCGATGAGTCGTCCATAAACGTCCTCAGTTGGTAGCCAATCTGAATCCCATCCGAATCCTTCCATACGACCTTCCCTGACAGCCTTCAGGACAGGCTCATACATGAGGATCGGTATCTCCATCCGCAGTGGGATGGTCTTAAAGTCATCGATAGTACTCAAGATGCGAATGTTATCCGGATTCATAATCGCATTAACCGTCCTAGAGATATCTAGGCCGAGCTGATCCATAGGAGCCACATATCGACTGAAGAACTCCTGTCGTAAATGACCAAAGTCCTCCCCGAAGAAGCTTCTATGCCCCCCATTATTTATCGAGTTAAATACTTCATTACTGACTCTCGAACCAGTAAGTACGCCCAGTGAAGGCATAGCGTTGCCTGAGCCTATTGTGATGGTGTCGTGAATTCTAGCCATCTGGTGTTCCTTATTATAAAGATGTCATCTCCTAACATCATTGGACTTAGGAACTAAATTAGTTTTTGATAATTCCTAGTTAGTGACAGGGGTCATCTGACCCCTGTCTTTTTGTGTATTCACAGTATTCTCTTCGACCAGAGTATGGTCAAATCGTCCGTAAAAAGCTATTAATACTAATAGTAAGGCTTCTGTGGAGGGATATCTCAGACGACACAGATCCGCTGTTTCTATCGAATATAAAATTAGCGGGCGATAGATTCTTCATCGCCCTTACCATATCTACTTCTGGAATTAATATTCCAGCTAGACTCGTTATGTTCAGCATAGCTCGTTAGGCTATACTCGCACCATGACGTGCAGCTACTCCTCTCAGAGCAGACCAGATCATATCTTCACCTTTACTCATCTGAGTATTAAGGGCCCACCACTTCGGACTCACGCGAGTCCTACTCCCTCTCGGGATGATCGTTGGAGTTTCTACATATCTCATAGAAGACTTAGTAGCTTACCTGCGGATTGAGCAATCTCACATATCTTTTACCGTACCGTAGGGATTAGCTACGCCATCAGCTATATTTCTATACTGACTTGGTGTATGGAGCTCTAAGCTTGTTCCCGTCAATTCAATGGGTTATTTTACTTATCATTTCTGATAAGGGCGACCTGTCTATATTTAGTATCTGACAAAGGTGTAATATAAACTACGGGTATACGGTAGTTTATTAGGTCAGTATCAAACTAAATATATCAAAAGGCTTGATCACCATCGAAATCCATATATGTTCAGATAGGTTCGTTAGACCTATCCCGGTTAGTCACACGACTAACTCAGCTATAACTCTCGCTATAGATCAGACCATATCTTCATCCTAACTACGTCAGGACGTCTCGCACTTCGGACTCACTAGAGTCCTACGGATTTACATCGGTGTTACATACATCGATTACCTGGCCGTTGAACCTTCCTCGTATCTAATAAGACTTAGAGGCTTGGCTGCTGATTGACTCTATTCCACGTAGTTTCACTATATCTACTTACTTTCGTAGTAGAGGAGTCTTGTGGACTTAAACGAGTGGTTCCAGCAATTCACGAGATTATCATCTTACTATTACTAGTAAGTGAGCCAATTACAGTTCTTACTTTCATAGTGAAATATTTATTGGTAATCTTTCAAGTCGATAAACTCAAATTTAATATCGCGCCATACACCATCCCTAATGATAGCGCGATTGACTGTAGCTACAGCTGCTTCAAACTCTGGATGCGTTTTGCACCATTCAGTTACCCCAGCGATATATTCCGTACTTCCATCTGGATAGATTACCTTGAGAGGTCTCGACCCGTTTCTGACATTGATATATGCTTTTACTATCTCAGGAGGGTAATTCGGCCAGATCATGTTTTCTTTATAAGTCTGAAAACACTTACCGTTCCACGGAATCAACACATCACTCCAAAGTAATCTATATATAGTTGGAGGATTGGTATATTCTCCAATGACAGTCTGTATTAGTGAATTATAAACAACGATATCACCCGTAATCATATCCTTAACCGCAATTCTGTAGGGCTCTTGATTTTTATGTACATCTTTGCGCATTTCCGACCAGGATATTGGATCGTCTTCGTATTTGATCAAGAAGCCTTTGTAACCGAACCCTCTGTGATGTTTTCTATTGCATAACCCATGCACATGACCAGGGTTGGCGTCTAGAAATCTCGCCGCTTCCTGAATACTCGGATAGCCAGTGATGATGAAATTATCCAGAGCCATCATTGATACTCGTCGACCCCTATCACTTACCCGATTACCCTCAGCGACCGCGTGATAATTATTCTCAGACTGAGTGACCCACTCCAAGTTACTCAGAACATTGTTCAGTTTGTCAGAATCTCTGTGATTCACGGTCAAATGTCCCACATCCTGTGGATGCGGTAGAAACATCTTAGCTAGAAGTCGGTGAATATGTATGTATTTACCATCGGGAGCACATACTGTTAAATATCCACTATTACCAACGAATGTCGTATACAAGTTTCCAGTCGAGGTGTTTCTGAAAAGTATTCCGTCTTTCAGATTCAACTCAAAATTATCGTAGCCAGTCACCGGAAACCATGTATCTATCGGATGAGATATTCCTGGTACTATGTCTGGTAAGTACAAAGATTCATTCCACTCTAAATTACTGATGTGGATGTTGTCTTTGTTTCCGTCAAGATATTTGACAGATAACCAATCAGTACTCAATCCATGTTTAATAGGCTCATAAGTTTCCAACATCAGCCTCGCCAATATTAGATTTGTCTTATGTCCTTTTTTGTGAATTGTTATTGATTTATAGCCAGATCTATTTCTTTTCTCTTCGATTATTCTACCACTTGAAATGAGAGTTACTACTCCCTCTTCAGATATATCGTATTTGGGATGATTTCTAATTATCATATGTCCTCCTTTGTGTATAGTATAAAGGACATATGTTTTTTGTATTTTTATATTGGTTTATCGAGGTTTTTTATATATTTCATAGTGAAAAGTAACGTCTGTGTTCCTTAGCATTTTGAAGAGCTACATCCAAAGGACTCATACCTACGGCACTGTCTTCTAGATCAGTCTTAATCCTAGTCCAGTATTTTAACATCACTGAACCATCTCTGATCGAAGGAGGTCTGTCCCACAAACAGGGTATACCTGGAAATGGAGATTCTTCGATCATCTGATCCATGATCTCTTTAATCAGTGGATCGAATGTATTAAGGGCTGTACGCACTTTACTAAATGCGACATTCACATTCATGTCGTATCGTTTACACAAACGACCGATGATGTGTACTCGTAGAGTGTTTACTGCCATCTTCCATGGAATGTGGAGTTCATAGTACTGATGAGGTCCTACGATCGGTACGATCACACCTCGGAACGACCAGTGAAATCTAGCACCGAAGATATGTGTACGAGGGATAGCCTTTTTCGTAGCTACATACTTCTTGGTGGCTTCTTCTACATAGTCGATGATGTTCTTAAATGCTTTAAACGCGATGCGCTCAGCATAGATGGTTTGGTTCTTTCGTTTCTTAGGAGCAAACTCTAGCCTAGATAGAGATACAGCTGCTTTCATGATGTGGTCAGCGGTGGTATCACTATAGCGCTTCTTATTGGGTCCACCACCTTCTTGTGTGATGATAGGATTGATTGCAGCATTGAGGATAGGGATATAGTGACAGAAGACGATGTCTTTGTAGAGTTCGATGCAGAACTTCATAGACAGAGTATCTGGCTTCTTAGAGATTACTGGATGATCGAAGTAGAAGAAGTTCATGATCCTATCAAAGTTATCGTACAAGTAGTTAAAGCCTCTACCATCGATGATACCGATGAGGTCGAACGGTAGTACCGAGTCTACATCTAGGATATCATCTAGATAGTTTCGTTTACCTTTGTCGTACGACAACCATGCTGCCAGGTTAAGATATAACTTAGGTGCGAGCCATCCATTAGGTAGCTCTTTAGGAGCCATGAGCCAGTTTCGACAGATGAGATTGTCTTCGTCCAAGATATTGCGTTTGGATACCTTAGTTTCACAGACCGGACACGTCATGTCGATCTTATTATTACCCTCAGTGTGACCACATTGACACTTTGCAATGAAATCGGCCCCAGTCCCATCTGAGAAAATTAGATCACTGAGTTGGTCGATATAATCCGTATCAGTAAGGTCAAATTTATTCAGAATGATCGGGTCTATATCAGATCTATTAAGTACTAGATTAAACTGATCATCGTGAGAAACCAATTTCAGAACTCGTTTTGTGTCATCGCTCAGCACAATGATTCTCCTTCTATTATGAATACCAAAACAGTAATATAGCGATTCATCGCTGATGAGCGATTAGCTTGCGCACTTCTTAAGTATACATTGCGCCAATGAATGAGCGACTGCGCTATCTAGTGCGCTTACCGTACACCACTCGATATAAATATACATTCGATCAGGGTCGGTGGTGGACAGTTGTTTCTTGTTCTTCACTACTCCAGGGATACCTCTAGCTGAGCTAACTATGTCCCCCACTATGATTTTGTCATAAGGGATACTACTGAGCGGGACCCACGATGTATCTCTGATTGAGTCTTTATTTCCTACGTAAAATACATCTAAGCTATCCGCTGCAAAATTATTCAACACGACTTTATCTTCGAACTCTATACTGACTCTATTTCTAAACTTACCAGTTCTGCACCCCTGAAGACTATCTGTGGCAGAGATTCTACCATCGCTATGTATTGCGCAGTATACTTTATCGCCAACAACTACGTCGCTGAATTTAGTATATTTCAGAAGTTTCATGAGGCTAGCTCGGGACTAGTCGTAGGAGGTTTACCTAAGTAGTACAGATCACTGCACTCACTGACTGGAACACTAAGATTACTATCATAACAGTCGTATTTTAGGATCAATATATTATCAGTATCATCGATAGTCTGTACTGTGGCTATATGACCTCCGGATCTCACCGATGAACACACTAAGTCTCCTACCTTTATAGTATTCAGTGGAGTCAACCTGACTCCTACTAGACCGCTAGATCCGATACATACTAGGTCTCTAGTAGATTCTTTTTTGTAGCTATTAGTCCTACCCCCACTCCACGTCACAGACACTCGGGATCCATTGATTTTCTTTTTGATACTCGTCAGTACGCCTATCCTAAGTTTGTAGGATGAGTATATTAGGTATCCTACCTTTAGAGTATCCCAATCGATGTCATGTAGGCTTTTCATATCACTCACCTCGTTTAGAAGACAATCTACCAATCTGGAGACCATCGTCAGTGTCGTCGATGGTAGCTATGATGGATTGATTATAGATAGAGAATACTACTGGACTTGGTTCATCATCGAGGTTTACTTCGGTGTGTTTGGTACCATAAGCTTTTTGTTTGCGGAAGAGTTTCTTGTTAAGTTCATCTCTTTGATCGATATTGTTGATCAGTAGCGTAGTGTATTCAGTAGTATTCTTATAGATGATATCAGGATATCCTCTAGATGAAAGATCACTGATCTCTACATGAGCGTTGCCTTCTACTGTGATCTGTTTGGTATTCAGTGTGTTAATTACCACATGCGCGTCTACGACATATAGTTCTTTAGTGAAGACTCGTGGGTAACTTACGATCTCATCTGATGTGGTGACACAAGTCAATCCAATTATCGTGGTCGAAGTACCATCGGAGTTTCTGCGAATAAGCATCTGTGCTTTTTCCTAGATTAAGTTAGTTTATTTTTAATGTATTTAAATTCAGTGTTATTATCACCTGCTCTCTGACGAGACTTTTTTACCTCGACTATACGACCAGTTATATTTGGTATTTTTGTGCTAGCATGATCGAGTAGGTGACCAGCCTTAAATACCGAAATCTTTTGTTTAGGCATATATGCTCCAGCGAGATCAATTGACGCCATTGTCGCATTAGTAATATAGTGACATCTCATCTTTGAGTTTATGAGGCGCTTGTTTTCACAAAAAAGAAATGAGAGAGTGTGTAGGAGGGCTAGCCCTCCTACACATACCCATCCCATCTAATCGATTAATAGTTCGACCAGACCGATCCGACACTAAGACCACGGTTAACGATACCGTTCGAAACGATCGAACCGATACCCGAGGCAGAACCGAACCCACCCAGATAGCTACCGATCGACCGCGTTTCAGCGCGGCTGTTAGGATCGATGATAACCAGACGGCTAGCATCGGCCTTCGATACGATCCACTTAATGAATTCAGGGTTCACTGCCGACACAGTGGTAAACCATGCTGGAGTGAACGACTGAGTAGCATTCTGGATGACCGTAGCACGATCCACCGGATTTTCCGAGCAACCCAAGAGGACGGCACGCATCTCACGGCTGATAGCACCATAACCATTGTGGGCTGCGACCCACAGATAGTCGATGTCACGCGAGTCAAGAAGAGTCGCCTTCTTGTCGCCATAGACACCTTCGAAGCGCTGCTCGAGGTTGATAGCCAGTTCGAACGACGAAGCGTTCTGCTCGACTTCGTCACCATAGAAGCGACCCAGACGATTGACGAACAGGTTCTTCTCGATTGGATCGGGAGTACCAAGACGCCACATACCAGGAATGATATCTCGACCATCCTGGAACTGGAAAGCAATGATAGGCTGAGCGAAATAGGTACGAACGAATTCGACCAGCTCATCCTGATCACCAAGTTCGATAGGACGACCACGGTTATCAGGATTCTCTTCCAGATGACCAGGGTTAGAACTACCCTTAGTGAGATCAGCCCACTGCTTAGCCCAGAACTGTGTATTGTAAATCGTAGGAGCAAACGCTGCCAGCATGATACTAGCTACACCCTCAAGCGGGATGATCGAGTTGCAGACCGTGATGTTAAACACCGGACGATAGAGGAGGACGCGCTGGCCATTGACGACATGCTCTTCCTTCTCACGGATCTCGGTGTAGCCACCGATAACGCCGACCGTGTGATATTCATTTTCGAATTCACGGAACTCACGACCATGTTCGTTCTTGATCTTGGCCTTGAAAGTCATGCCGACATCCATGCGAGGACGGACGCCATGAGGCGACAGTTCGTCTTCGACAGCACGAGCTTCGCTGATTCGCCAGTCTACGGTAAACTCATTGGAGAGTAGAGCCGAGACCTTGGAATTCTTGACTTCGTTATACGAAGTAGCCTGGAACGTACGCACGATGGTATCAGCCATCTTAAATGCGCGTTCCATGTCCTGAGGATAACCGCCGAACACGACGCGAGCATCCGAAATGCGGATACGCTTATCACCATATACCGTCTTAAGCTCTTCGTGGATAGCACGAAGCTTAAGCGACGACGGGTAGTAGTGCTGCGACACTGGATCCGAGAGCGAAGCGAAATACAGACCGAAGAAGTTCAGGTAACCATCAGGACCATTGAACTTAAACGCATATGCATTGTTGAGCTTCGTGAGACGAACCATCTCAACGCTCTTGAGTTTGTCCTTGACCAGCTTTTCTACTTCGGTCAGATAAGGCTCGATCGTCGAGTCGATACGATCGATACCGAGGCCCGAGGAGAGTGTGAGAAAGTCCAGTGCGCCGATTACGGCACCTGGCGAACCGATAGGCTCGGCGGTAGGCTGAGGAGCTTCATTGGCGCTACCAGGAGCTTCGTGACTTTGAATGCCCATGTGTTTTTTCCTATAGTTGATAAGATGCAATGCATGCGTGTACGTACAGATTACTCAAAACCAAATGATGGATCCCTATTTGGATCTGAGTCATATCAATCTGACCATTAAGAAAATAATAATTATACTTATCACTTCCTAGCCTGATCAAATTGGTAATATAGTGTTTTAATTCGTTTCAAATTTTGAGCTATCTGTAAATATACGCATAGAGGGTGTCAGTAACGCATTCCAAATGGAATGCACTAGTGATCATGTAATAGTATACGCAAGTAATCTAAAAAAAAATATCTAATCAAGCTACGCTGCTTCTGATCGTATGAATGATGTATATAGGTGAGCTTATGATCAGCGTTAATTTTACAAAGTACCTGAAACCAGTTCCTTCCAGATATCTACCTCGAGTCAATTTATTTGTAGACTACCTAGGGTTAAAGATTAAGGATGGTATATCTAGAGCTAGTTACACATCTGTAAATAGTTATGGAGCCAGACTCCTTATTGAGATCACTAAGACTGTGGACTTATCAGAAGTCTTAAGTATGAAAGATCCATCTGATTATTTACTATCTATAACTAAAGATCTAGAGAAGTTTATAGATGTCCGTACAGGTAAACATACGACTAAATCTCTCTTTGTAAATACTAAGCAGAACTGCTTCGAACTCATCACTCCATCTAGACGTCGTAATCCTCTCCAGGAAATACCCTTAGAAAAGGATTATAATCATCCTGAGTGGAGTAAGATTAGACCACTGCGTATAATCGACATGAGCGCCTGTGATCTTACTTATAAGGTCTATAATGGTAGATTGGATTACTACTCCAGAGGACCTACCTATGTGGTGTATAGTCTAGACTGTTTTGCTCTAGTGGTTAAGTTCTTATCCTATTATAAATCTACTAAACATACCAATGATCTAGATCAGTTACTATTAGACTTTCTACATAATGAAATCATAGTACCTACTCTCCTAAGTGACTCAGTGGCCCTGTGGTTACGCAATGTCTATAAGCAGCAATTAATTACCTCATCTAGACTAGAGTCTAGTACAGCTACTATTTGGGACAATGTGAATATAGACACATTAGGTACTGACTTTAGTGGAGCTATGGTGGATATACAGCATCTCAAAAATGATTTGCGTAATGAGAATATATCTACACTGACGGTATTATCGTCCTTAATAATGAGTCCAGATGGTAGTAGCTTTACCGATTACTATTTGGATATATGTGAGACTAGTATGCTACCTGATCAACAGCCTTATGTCTGGGTAGAATGTTTGAAGCATTTAGCATGGGCTGAGTTTATATTACTGGTGTCTTCATATACACCTAGTTTACCCGACTCAGTATCATTCAAGAAGAACCTCCTTAGAGATATTAGATTCTGGCTTATGATGAAACCATATCAGATGATAGCTGGATCTATACCTTATAGAAATATCATACGAGCTAAATTAGAAGGTATGTATGATTATCTCAAAGAACAATGATAGATAGATAGTGAGTAGGGCCTTGAGGCCCTACTCACCTAATTATACAAACCAGAGCACTTATTCTCGACATCACTACGTCACTACAGTCTCGTTCGTAGATAGTCTCAAAATCATATCACCACTACATCCGAATATATCATGTTTATCCACTCGTTGTATTCTAACAATTCGATAAGTAGCTTGTTCTATGATACCTGTCTTCTTCAAAACAGTACCATTACGGTCGTAGTAATACTTTACCACCTGACATGGATCGATTACAAACGGATTAGCATTCTGCCATGTTACACTCATCAAGCTAGCTTGATGAGCTGCTATTTCCGACATACTGGGATATGGGTTATCGGTGTGTTTTACATACTTCATATTAGTACTAGTACCACTTAACGGTCTTACCCCATCTAGTGATATTTTTAAAGATGGATCTTGAGTAAACTGCGCCCCATCTCTACTATCTAGAGTAGTAATCCCATCTGTCATTCTAGAGGATCGCATAAACATAAATCCAGTACCTACGTTCTCAGCTCCAGCAATAGATAAGTCATATGAGTGAGGCTGGGTGTTTATGACTACTGATACTGTTTTACTATTATCCTCGATCGAATGATAGCTACTAGCCCCCGCATATCTACCGGTATCTACCTGATAGAAGTAAATATGTTTATCATAGGTAATCGCAGTATCAAAAGCAGGATAGATGTATAACACTCCATTTGTGAAATAAGAGTTTATCCCCTTAGTATACACACCACATTTAGATTGTAGATACAAATAAATACTCTCGATACCCTGATAAGATCCTAAATCAATATGGTCATATACATGCGTATTATCGGGTTCTACTAGATGGATACTTTCAATATCGAACATATGAGTGATAGCTAAGATAACATCTTTCACACTGGCTTTTTGGAAGATGTTATTGATCTTAGTAGTCCGTAGAGTATATATCGTCTTCTCGATTAGTCTTACAGATATATACTCAGAAGGTTCTGTGTACAAATGTACATCAGGGACAGACTTCCTAATATCTCTAGGATTATTGATCATAGCACAATATTGTTTTTGTACAGGAGCGATATGGTGGACACCGTTACCATACTTATCCAAATATGTAACTGTTAATACCACTATGAGATTTTGACCACTATCCTGGAGGATGGCATAGTCTTTTGGACTGATGATAAAATTTAGATCGATTTCATCAGCAAAGTTTCCAGCGTAGTCACGATTGATAGTGATGCGATCTATTCGAAATGGATAGAATGATAAAGTAGCACCTGGACTACTGCTCATGAAGTGAGCTTCTATCGTGAATTGATTTGGGTAGTCATACTTCATAATGGTGTCAGTGAGGTAGACTAATGTTTGATTTATCACAATCGATTACCTCTTTAAAAAGTCATCAAAATTAAAGTCTCTACCATCATCGTTAATCACATGGTCAGAAGATAGACCTAGAGAGCTTCCTATATCGATTCTAACGTTCTCTACAGCCTCCTTGGGTACTATCGCCTCCACTGAGTAGGGAGGTTTAGCTCTGGCTCTCAGCGGGTCTAATTCATCCTCATTGGATCTAAGACCTCCGCCCATCTTCATGAGATAAAGGAGATTCTGAGTAGGATCATTATTAGGATAGAGTCTCTTTAAGGCACTCTGATTCATCTTCATAAATCGATAATAGTGTTTATAGACTTCAGCTCGCCATTTGATCATCAGATTTACATAGTCGATAACGCGTTCACTGCCCATCTCCACATCTACCTTAAGAGATACTAGATAACGATCTATCCCATCAAATACTTCGACGATCTCTTCTTCATACACTAGTTCAAATTCCACTTGTTTGTGGAACATGACTAACATACCTTCCAGGGAGAAAGCTGATTTGACTATCTGGTCATGTGATAAAGGTTGATAGAAAGGAGACATGTCTTTACGTCCAGTAGAGACACTCTTCCATGGGTTAGGCCGTTCTAGTTTTCTAGGAGTGCGATTGATCATCGCACTAGGTGTATTTGGATCATAGTACGCAGGTATGAATACTTCAAACTCGCGCTTCTTAACAAATTCTACAGCTGATAAATATAGTTTAGCCATATACTAGATTCCACCTGAACTATAACCCATACCTGGGGCATCGATACTACGGTACTGAGCCTGAAGGCTTTGGTCTATAAGATGCATGTATAGTGGAATGTAGTAAAATTGAGTATCAAGAGGTAGCGCATATACTGTATCTAGATAGTCGGCTATGAGACTAGTAAGATCACCAGCATTACGGATGATGATAGCATCATAGATACGATGTTCGAACGCAGTCATATTCGCAGTATCTTTAGAATAGAATGCTTGAGTAAACAAATAGAACTCACCAATACTCGCATCACTAGTAGGTAGGATTACCGAACTACCATGTAGTTCGGTATTGAATACCCCCAGTCTACCCTCTCTACATGCCTGGATCTGCCCGTAAAAAGATACACCATTGAGGCTCGTGTTATATCGATCTTCTATCCTCGCCCAGATACTTTGATTGTACAGTAATGGATTTTTACCATAGAGATTCTTAGCTCTGATATTAACTTCTTCAAATGTAATCTTGTTAGATACAAACTGTACCAGATTAGGATCATATACCCCATCTGGTCTAGCATAACTACAAAGATTAGGATCGAAGAATCTCTGATGAAAATATCTAGCTAGATTAGATCTGACAGCCTTTATCTTCTGTAGCTGTAAATAAGTAGTCTCAGATAAGAGCGCTGCTGTACCACCTAGATAATTCTCTTTACTAAATACTGAGGTGATCGTAACTGACCCCTCGATAGCTGACATATCAGATTCATCTAGGAATGATTGGATAGAGAATCTAACTGCATAGACTCTATCAGTACGCCATGTCATAGGTGTGACTGAGGATATACGGAATATACCTACTCTACCATCTCCAGTACCAGTTAAAAATATATCTCCGATATTAGCATTCATGTTGGGATACATGACAGCTTCACCAGAGATATTAGCACTGGCATTTTCATTATTAGCGGTAAAATCAAATGCTTTAGGTATAGTGATCTCTAGATTGATGATCTTTTGATATTCGGTATTAAGGACATCTCTAGTAGTGGCATAGTCGGCTATGTTAGTCCTAATATTGGACCCTTGTGTATTGAGCTGTCTGTAGTAAGTCACTAGAGTGCGCTTACCCTTAACAAACCCAGCTAACATCTGAGTTGTTTCAGGGTAAGATGATTTGTCTATAGCTAGTTTGTTTAAGTTACTGTCACCGACATATGGCATGTTGTTTAAGACATCAGCCATACTGTTAGGTATCTCATTAGGTACGTTGTTCTGACCCGATGTTGTAAGTGAGAACCCTGAGCGGGGTGTTAAAGCCATAATAGCCTCCTGTGCCTTGGTAATACGGATAAATTACATCATTGGGTTTAAGATACTGATCAGGCACATTCGCTAGATCTATAAAGCCTCGCGTTAGACACTCTTCGATAAACACTACTAACAATGATCTACCAGATAATGAGGCTACTGTGGAATAATACTCACGCACTAATACACTAGTACTATCACTCCCGGTGGGTAGAGTATATGGGGTATTTTGAGATTGAGTATATACCATATAGTCAGCTAACTGGCTAGGATTTTGAGTATAACTATATATCTCATTGGTGATCTCACCGTTGGTGACCATACTAGATAGTACTGACTTAATCTGACCATTGTTAAATAGTTTAGATATCAACGATATCGTCCTATTCTCAGTAGTGATATAGAAGTACTTATTCTTAATTAGTCTTTGTATATTGCGTTCGATAGTCATAGGGAAGAAGTATCTGTACTTGACCAAGATATTGTCCCACAGTGGGTCTGTCTTTTGTAGATTAGTAGTTTCAGATATGACTAAGTGATAAGACTTATCATTGCGATTGGATGTCACGGATAGATTTAGGTTTTCATCTATATTTAATAGATTCTTACCTAATCTAGTGTCATCAGCAAATACCCCTATATGAAACAAGCCACCAAAATCAAAGACAGCGCGCCCAGTCTGTTTTAATATATCCTGTACAATCGGATGTAAGGCTACATCGTCTAGTGTCGCTATATTAAATGTAGTCGTAGGACCATCTAGTGTAAAGTGAGCTACTATCACTGGTCGATAGTTATACCTAGTGTAATACGTATCAGCTACAAACCAGTCATCATAAGCGGGTAATCTAGTGATCTGATGAGCATTGTTATAATTACCATAGGACCGTTTCATGAACTCATTACACATGAGATCCTGATAAACACCAGCCACATTAGGACTATAAGTGTAATTGATCAGACAGTTTTCAAATAGCCCGTATGGGAGTACTGTATTATCCACAGAGACTGGCGTGTGTACAGCTATGAGATTAGGTCTACCAAACTGTACAGTCAGATTAAAGTTCACTGTAAAGCTATCTGGTAGTTGATCTACCATATGTCCTTCAGGTTCTCTTTGATCCATATTGAGTTGTGCTAAACAGTTTAACTGCTGACACCTGACCATGAGTTGCTTATCGGCATCTAGTTTATCTAACTGAGACTTTCTGACATCGAAACTAATTTGAGTTTTCTTTTTGTCATTAATGTAGTCCAACAGAGTTTTACCATTGTAAGCTGATTTAGCTTTCCATACTTCTGTGAGGAACTGCAGTAGTCCAAATGATACTGGATAACTAAATGATAGATCGAATGGTTTCTGGATGAGTGATCCAGTGTATTTAGTTTTAATTGTATCGAATGTGCGACATGCGTCATCGTACGTCTGGAATGATAGGATGAAATCCATACTGATCCCACATGCTACAGTCAAGTGTTCTATTAAGATACCGGCGTCTGTGTCGATCAGGATAGGTGTATGATTACCCTTCTGGTTATTTCTAATGCCATATGCAGGAGTAGTATAAGGACTATCTACGGGCCATGGTACCTGAGACTTATCCATGATGTAATCGACTTTGACATCGCATCTGTTCTTGACTAGCGTAATAGCGCCATTACCATCATTGTACTGAGAGTAGGCGGTGAATTCATTTAAGATATACACGGCATTCTGGAAATATCTTACTAGATCGAGTTCGTCTAACAGACCTGTTACTACTTGATTTGTAACAGTGTTTAAAATATTTATTCCTGTGGATTCCGTATGAAAATAGACTGTAGGCATTTATAATACCTTTGATATTTATATCGAGGAAGTCATAACATGAAAATGATTTCTAGCTGCTATATTAAATATCTCATGAAATCCTATGACAATCTTAATAAATGCCGCCGAACTCGTGTGGAGTAAGCTAATGAGTAATAACCTTTTAAATTCCCCTAGACTATTCACATATGTTTCGTCTATAGTCGATCGTAAGATTCGCCCACTGTCTTTGAGTCTATCGACCTCGCTTGGACTACTAAGATCACTAGTGACTTCGTCCAAGACATCTGCCGATGCATCGGATGCATCGGCCTATGCTTCTAATCTTAGTGCTATATCCTCTCAGGCGGCGTTAGACTACTTTAAGTCACACTTCATAGGGGTATATCCATCTGACCCTACAGTCGCGTCCTACGGTCATGCTATCGCTAATAACGCTATATATGTTAGATCGACGGATGGTAGACTGCGTTGGGTCACTAGTGTAGATATCAATGGTAATCTGACATGGGGTGATGCCAATGTGGTAGCATTCCCTACAATGCCTGGTACTCTCACCATCCAAGGTACTGGTAACAATGCGGCATTGATTCTAGATAATCAAAATACAGCCATTGATTATCGTATCGTAGCTAAAGATGATGGTCACTTAGCTATTGTGGATAATTCCAATGGTACTGAACTGTTGATTATTGTAGCTGGTATATTAAAGACTGGAGTAGGTGCTGTATTCTGGAATGCTGATAACGATGGATCTGGATCAGGCTTAGATGCCGATCTACTAGATGGTCTAGATTCCACAGCGTTTGCTAAGTGGGCTGGTGGTACGTTTACTAACACCATTACTGTACAAGGTGATGTATACACTTATAAGTCTGGTGGTACTACAGGAGCGGTCTATCTAAATAGTGCGGGCACTAGATATTTATATAACGATGGCACTAGTTATTTTCTACCTAGCCAGCAACTATATGTCAATGGCGCATTGGTCTGGAACTCAGCCAATGACGGTAGTGGTTCAGGTATGGATACTGATTTATTCAGAGGTCAGACAGATGCTATATTTATTAAGAAATCTGAAATCCTATATGGGTCAAATACCAATGGGTATTGGCGCAGTGAACCAGTATCCGGGGGTAAGTTTCTACTAGTGCAGTATGGATCAGGTAGTGCTGGTGAACCAACCAGTGGGCCATTCACATTCCCCAAAACATTTAATGTAGGAAGTATAGCTGAGATAGATTTTCAGGTGACTTCGACTGGTGGTAACGCTTCTGCTACTAGTGGTGATGACGTAGGTGGTAATGTGAATACTACTTCTACTTACACTCTATTCTCGGATGATGGCACCAAAGGTGTGCGCTGGAGAGCAGAGGCTATCGTTAACAGTGTTCCTTGATTAGTGGAGTAATCTCATGGCATATTCAATAGGAACATACGACAGTACTACACAGACTGTCCCAGTGACATTCGATCTCAACGGTCGTACGTATGTTAGATCCATACAGTCAGTATTGGACAATGGTACTACCTACAACGCAGTAGCCACTGATCTAATTGTACAAAAACTAGTATCTGGTCAGATATATCGGTCTGAAATTGAAGACTCATTGGTTGGGGGCCGTCTTAATCCTACTAAATGGACTAGATTGGGTGCTATCTATAAGTTCATTATAAATGGGGCTGGCTTGGTAACGATAGACACACTGTTACGCGATAAAGTCACTATTAGTACATCAGTTACCTCCTTCTCAGCTACTGGTACTGAGACTATCCAGTACTATGTTTTTAATACTAATGTCGGGTACATTAGAGCGACACTTACAGGTACTGCTACTGCTGAATTAGTATAATCATCATAATGGATTAGTGGGACGGCCCACTAATCCATTATCTTTCTCTCCCATGTACTACATAAGGATATTTTCATGATAGATGTTACAGCCACACAGGCGGCGCTCTTAGCCGCAGGTTACAATCCTGGTCCGATAGATGGATCATGGGGTAGAGGTACGATGACGGCTATCTTGTGTCACCAGGTACAAAGACAACCAGACGCGATGTTAAAGATGTTTGGTCAGGCTTTGGCTAATGAATTACCTAAGCACGGTATTACCGCCACTAAGTTTAGACTAGCTGAATTTACGGCAGAGACATCTCATGAGACTGGGGGGTACACAAGATTCGAGGAGAACATGCATTACTCAGCTAAGCGACTCATACAAATATGGCCTAATAGATTTAAGACTTTACAGTCAGCCTTACCCTATGCCTGGGATCCTACTGATCCAGATAAAGAAGATGTAGCTCTAGCCAATTACGTCTATGGTACTCGCATGGGTAATGAATCTAATGGTACTAATGATAATGATGGATGGGATAACCGTGGTGGTGGCCTTATCCAGCATACTGGTAAAGCTGAGTATACCATTTTAAAGAGTCATCTAGAACTCACGTCTGAACAAATTCATACAGATCCAGCATCTATGGTATTGGCTGTATGCGACTACTGGGATCGCGTTAAAGCTAATGACTATATCGATCGCAGTAACTTCGTCGATTTACGTAAGCGTGTAAATGGTGGTACACTGGGTGTAGACGATGTAGCAGCTAAGCGTAATCGTAGTCTGTTAGTCATTAAGTAATACTAGTATCCATCTTTAGGAGGATTACTATGAACATAATTAGTACTATACTCTCTTTTCTAATACATCCTTTGGCGATACCGCTCACACTCTTTAAGAAACTATTCTCATGGAGACCTCCTCTGTCCACAGTAATTGTCGGAATACTACTAGTCCTAGCTACATTAGGATTCGGTATTCAGACAGTTAGGATCGATGGATTCCATATCAGACCTAACTTAGGACTGTTTAAGTTTACTCTAGTATCTATAGATGGATACAAAGAGATTAACCTAAAATTAACTAATGCTCTAGCAGATCGAGAGAGACTAGAAAAAGTAGCCAGACAAGATCAGGCTATAGTCAATCAACAACCTGCTATTATCAGTAGACAATTAGCGGAGACTACTAATGAAACTCATCCAGTTTCCTCAGCTCAAATTAAAGATGCGATCGCTGTGTATGCTAGTACCCATCGCGCTCCTGAGTGCGTGCGGGCACCAGATTTCAGTGTACTCGACGGGAAAACCAGTATGCGTGGACCCGATAGTCCTACCCCGAGTGGCGACCAGTCCAACGTGGCACCCAGAATGGTGGTCATTTCCGAAGACGAACTCATCCACTGGGCAGGCAACACCAAAGATCTCGACGAACTGCGCGCGTATCTTAAAGGCTTAATCGATCGTGGTATAGCGGTACCATGGTCAGATGAGAAACCTACAGTAGCGAAATGATGTATAGTAGAGGGTCATATGACCCTCTACTATATTTTGATTACTTTTGAAAAGGATCTATAAATGACTAAGTTTAGCGCGTTTGGGAATGCCAATTCGATAAGCGGAAGTGAGCTTATTCCAGTAGCTGACGAAGGCGTCAATAAAACTATATCGGTGAATAGTCTACAGAATCATATCTTAACAACTCCTAAGAGTGGTACTACAGCTAATAGACCCACAGGTGTACCAGTGGGCTATCAGTATTATGACAGTACTCTGAGTAAGCCAGTATGGTACAATAGCGCGGTGTGGAAAGATGCGTCTGGTACGACAGTGTAACCAAACAAGTGATACTGAGGCAATGCCTCAGTATCACAATAATCATTTATCTTTCTCATTGTCGGAGATTTTTGAAATGAATGGTGTAGGAGGGTTTATCTTCTTTAGTAATTGGATAGCTCTCATCAGTTTAAGATGAGTAATAAATCCCCCACTAAATATACTAAACACATAGAACCATTTATATATTATAGTAGATATCCACCAGTTTACAAATATAGTAATCCGCCTAGACATTTTAGCGAGTAATATAATCGACTTACTACTATCACTCAATGCAATAGTGAGCTCATCTATTTCAGGTACGGGGTATTTGTATTTAGGGACAGGTAGTAATTTATAAAATATAGATGTACTTCCCATAACACAAATGACTATAGGCCCTATTGTTTCTAAATAACCCGATAACGATGGAAAGAAATACTCGATCCATCTGAAGACCGACAGTATTCCAAGTCCGGAATCCATAACGAATATCCTTTTTATTATATCTTACAATGGTTTAATAATCAATCTACCCTAAGATAAATAGAAATAGTTTATAATCACACCATTGTGCACAAAAAATATCATCAGTCAAGTATTATTTATAGGTATAATTAGTAGAGGGAGGGTATTCCCCTCCCTCTATGGACTGCATTTAAACAGTCTTCTTGGATTTCTTTTTCGTCACAATAAGTGTAGCGTCTGTGGGAATAGTGCTGTCCACCGCGCTAATATCATCTACGATACCGTCTGTAGCGGTGTCTTCGACTGCTGGATCACCGATATCGGTATCCATGGTTTGCTCAGGCTGAGAGTTATCTGTAATGGTATTTACCACTATGGATTCCGAGACTGAGTCGGTTGCATCAACAGTATCAGTAACCGTCTCAGTGAGTTCTGCCGCAGTAGACTCAGTCGGAGCGATAGCTACTTCATCAGCTGCTTCTACTACGACAGTACCGACTGGTTCCACAGGAGTTACCCCCGTTGGGACTGCAATTGGTTCTACGACTGGTGTGAGGGCTACTATCGGTTCCACCACGGTATCAGTCATTACGACTGATCCTACCTTGACCTTATACTCAACGCCGCGCCCCACCTCATTCACACGCTCTAGTGTGGCTACTTCATCATAAGCACCAGTATCATCTGTACAGATGTTTACATCGCGTGTGTATTCCTGAGTACCTTGAGTAAACGTCACAGTGACTTTACCAGTCCGCGTATTCACATCACCTAACTTAATATCCATGTCGATATCCTTTTAATAACAATCAAACTATAGTTAGATCGCGCCATAGACATACTCAGTGATACACTCGCATACACGGTATACCATGCTCCTTAAGAGCATCGATTATCTGTTCTCGATCATCTACAAACATATCTGGTTTGATAGTCTCTTGACTCCACCATTCCAGTTTAAGATCGTAATCATCACGAGTATCTCCAGCCGATCTCATTCTGACAGTGAGATCCAGTAGACCTACCATAGTGAGCCACGCTAGTGTATCTTCTTTAACTATATCACTCCGCCCTGTCCATAGTTCTACTACGTTACCAGCACTGAGTAGACTACGGATCATTTCGACGACTGGATAATGAGGGATATCCCACTTGCATGCTTTGAAGTAACTATCCCAATCACCATCTTCACGCAGGTGTTCTCTATGAGTAGTGTCAGCTAGAGTACCATCTAAATCGAATACATAATACATATCTAAATCCTATCTAGGTAGTAGTAGAGGGTCTATATAGACCCTCTACTATACATCCATCATATTACTTTTTAGTAGTACTTACTGACCAGAACTTAGGTTTGTAAGTACCATTTAAAATAGCTAGAATATCAGGCAGGGTCATGAAAGGACGATCCAGTCCTGCAGCTCCCTTATACGACCACCAGCCTCTAGAACTCAATATATCATCGACTGCATAGCCAGACTTTTGAAGCTGCTCAGCAAATGCATCTATACCGATAGAATAATCTACAGGTTGACCCATAAGTGACCAATTGTTCTGAATGACAAAAAGCTGGTAAGTAAGCTCTAGAGCTCTTTCTACTTTGTAAGTCCGAGACAGATCGAAGATCTTAGTCCTACCAATATCTAAGTTGTCGAGTAATGGGCTGCGCACTGATCTAGGATTACCTATCCCATAATACTTGTTATTGCGAAGATAGTTGTAATAGCTAAGGCCAGTCATGATACCGAACCGCTGTGATGATACCATCTGAGTCTGCGATCCTGATGGAGCATTCTTACACCGCACTAGCATCATAGATAGCTCTTGTAGCTCAGTACCAGATACATGAGTATCTGATGGGTAATCAGTAATAGTGCGATCAGCTGCGCCCACGAGAGCCTTAGTGCTGGAGATTTTAAAGATCGATGACATCAGGAAGTTAAACTTAGGACCCATGGCCTTAGTCGTCTCATCCTGGTTCATGTACTGCATGTCTTTCTTGACCGGCTTACCGTCCATGGACTGCTTCCGACCCAAGTGACCTGTCATGATGCAGTAGATACCAGCCTTAGCACAGATACTAGGTAGCTGGCGCATAAGCCTAGCTTTGTTCCATCCCTCTTCCATGAAGATAGTACGCATAGCACTCATTTCAGTACCAGCATTATGTTCTTCATTTTTGATATTGAGTTGGCGCACTAATGCTTCAGTCCAGCTATCGATACCTACAAATGTCGGGAGCATCATCCGATAGGGTTTACCAGTAGTCGGATCTAGGATCTCAGTCTCTACTTCCCAATCTTTAAACTGCTTGATCTTAGTATCTCGAAGCTGCTTCATGAAGTCAAACCAAGCATCCAGGTTCTCACCATGATCAGTGGTAGGATCAAATATCTTAATCCTTTTTTCTAGATCAGTGATATGCGCTTCACGCTTTTCTGGTTCATCGACATAAAGATTAGACATATTGGCCAGACGATTAGTATCGAGAGCCGCATACTCACTATCAAAGTCGTAATACTCTGACTCTGGGAATCTAGCCATAGCGTTTACAGCTGTACCATGTAAACACGTCGACTTAAACTTATTGGCATCTGCGATAAATGCAGTGGTCATACCTAGACCACCAGACATAGCCCACGTACCAGTGGTAGTAGGTACAAACTTACCATTAGTGATATCTAACGGAGTCCCAGTATTAATATAAGGACGATAGGTGGCGCCATCGTCTTCCGATAGACTCATGAGTGTACGAGCATTCATTATAGAGTACCTTTTGATAGCGTAATTATAGATAGATAGGTTAGTTAAATCATACAATCAAACCTTTTGTAAAAATAATAATTACTTACCTTTTTGGTATAAGATAACCACTATCCTAGATGATATGACCTCTATTGACATGATATTTGAAAGGATGTTTGACTATGGTAGCCAACATCACGAACTACGTATCGTCTACTATAAATCGAGGAGATGTTTTATCTCCTACAGAGTTTTACTCTATAAACTCTATGATCCTAGGGATCTTAAAAGATTATCGATACAGTAGTATAAAAGCTAACAATATAGCTTTGCAATCGCATAAGACTAATTACGATGATCCTCACAACACTATGGGTAGTCTATTTCCAGATATCGTAAACAGGGTCTACAGCTTTTATAGTACTATGACAGATACCCCTATGAGTCTATATGACTTTAACACTACTGTAGTACCTTCTGTGTCCTTTTTAGAGCTATGTCATCGGATAGTCCTGAATAGATATCTATACAACAGTATAAAAAGTGGTAACACTACTCTCACTACTACATTTTTAAACATACCCAATGATGTGTTTCGTACTGATAATCCAGATACTGTTACTAAGGTCACATTTAGTAATAGCTTTAGTAATGAAGCTCAGTTTAATCAATATGGTATCGCCAGTACGACCACTCCTCCTAATCTCATACAGACTGCTACTGATCTCAGTTTACCATCAGATAGGCTCAAACCTCTGTTCTCTACATCGGCTAGTAATCCATATTTCCCAGGACTCTCTCCTGAAAATGATTACACCATTAGTGTAGAAAGCAATGCTAAGTGGTATACAGTGCTTATGCAGGTAGTGTGGACTCCTCAGGTCAATACTGATATATTCACCATCGGTACGATTGATGCTCTCCTCACCGTCTATATGACTAGTAAGCGAGCTATCAATGTCAAATATAACAACATCGTGTTGTTCACTACTGATATACCTGTCGCTGATGGTAGAATTAGTATAGAGTTTTCTACTAGTGGATCACTGGCTGTAAAGACTGTGGTGAGCGGTATAGTGTACACATACGCATTCAATCTACCGATTCCAGAATTGCTGACTACTGAGCAGGGCGAATATATCGTAACTGAAGATGGCTACTTTATACCCCTAGAAAATAACAGTGGTATACACTGGGATTGGTCATATGAGTCCAATAAACAGCTTCGTGTTAAACTAGGCCTAGAGAGTACAACGGCTAGAGGAACTTGGAATAACGTATCCATAACTAACTCCAATGCTCTACGTGATAACAATGGAGAACCATTGTTATCTGAGAATGGATATGTACTAACTTCAGAAGGAATCACTGGCTACGACTTTGGTGTTGGAGCTTGTAGTCTAAGAGAGCTATCGTTGTATAAAGGTACAGCGACATACCCTTACGCTGCATGAGCCATGATAGTAAGAATAATTAAAGGAATATCATCATGACCATAGACCCCAACGCCAATTACTATCAACCATCAATGGGTAGTATCACTGGGTTCGACAATCTAACGATCACACAGACTAATACTCCAGTACCAACATTGGGTTGGTCAGTCGATCAACTAAGACAATTTCTACTCAATCCCGATGAACAGAACTTTCCATCCAGGGACTGGGTATTTAATGTCGATCAGGACATCTCTCATCACTTAGTTGACTTCAATAACCCTCACAATGTAACTATAGACCAACTCACAAATGATTTCATTAAGAACATCATGAGTAAGCTAGTGCCAGGTACTCTACCGTCTGGTCCGGCCATAGTGTCTTATGATGCAGCATGCGAGATACCGTTGGAGACTACTGAATACATCACCGATGAATCGGGTGTGGTTATCACTACTGAGAATGGTGAGAATATAGAGACAGAAAGTTCGTTTGTCGGCCTGTTCCCTGGATCAGCTATTTCTACAAATATGTATCGCCTCAATATCAGTGATCAGTTTGTCTATAGTCAGACAGCGTTCGATCACTCGATGGTCGATTACACTATCGGTAAAGCTGGTATCCCTCTATTTCCTAGTTATACAGCTGTGGCTCCTACCACGTGGGGTAGTGATACCACTACACGACTAAATACGTTATTGACTACTAGTGTAATTCCTACATCTCTACTAGCACCGTTTCCACTCTACGATGTTTTTGAAACATCTATGATCGGTGAGTTTGGACTCAATCTCCCTGTAACACAAGTAGCCGGTATGACGTATTATACATGCTTCTATATCGTACCTACAGATAACACAGGTACACTGCGCATAAACCATCCTAATAATACTACAGACTTCGCATTGGTTTCATTATTAGATGGTTCAGTTATTAGATCATCGAGTAACGTACTAATCTCAGCTGCAAAATATACCAGTGGTATCGTTAGAGTAGGATTTGGATTTAAGTCTCCTGTTGGTAATGCCGCTACTAGCATTAAGTTGACATATGCGCCATTTGGTCAGAGCTCATATACACGCACTGGTGTCGATGCTCAACTCATGTTTTCGATCGGTGGACTATCGACATCGACGGCTCTCGTAGAGCGTCCTCATCTGGTAAACCAGACACTCCCAGCAACCAATGGTCAGTTCATTGTGGATATGACTAAGATTGTACAGAACACATTGATATCGCTCAATGCAGCTACTATCAGTGTCAGTACGTATATGAGCGATCTACTATCCGGTACTGATCTAGGTAATCCTACGATCATGACATTTGGTCCACTGTCACTAGTCAGAGGTAACACTCAGATTAATGTACTGGTATCTGGTACTCCCATCGGATCTATTCCTTTTGTACCTGGTAGTAACACATACGCGATCAGCTATAGTCCCACTACAATCATCATTAAAGACTCTCACAGTGATAGACAGACCTTTACAGGTACTTATCCACTACTACCCCTCGGTAGTCTTTATTTTGAGAAGTTCAGTGGCTATCTACTAGGCTTTGAGATCTATGCTGGACAAGACACTGCTCTAACATTGGAATATCTGACCAATGGATAAGTTATTCACGGTAATTGATAGATTGACATTTATCGATTCTTCATTTATCGGGTGCGAGAGTATATCGTTGTCAGCTAGAGTACATGACTTCATGCACTACTACTTTTCTAGATTCTTGACTAATATCAAGGACACGATGAAAGAGTTCTCTCAATCTGAAATCAAAGATTATACCACTAGGTATCGCAGAGCCATCGATCTATCTATCGATGATCCATTGGTGGATATAAGATCTATGATCTTAGCCATACCTAAAGGGATGATCCGCTCTTATCCAGATACTATTTCAGTATTAGTGAAACTATTAACTGATATCAATTATACCACTATCCCTAAAGATCTAAAAGCTATCGAAGATAATCTTAAGAATCCTGATAACATATCTACGATAGCTCCTTACTCTGCTAGTGATTTTAGTAGAGATAAGACTTTACTCAGTGGTTTATTTACACAGGCTGGATTGATTCATAAAACTGGTGAGGTGTTGTTTAACAATAAACAAGATATCCACAAAGTAGAATCAGATCTACTAACATTAACCAACGAGTGTTATCCACTGGTGTTTGATATCAAGACTATCTTAAAGTATTTAGAAGAAGCTCATGACAGAGCTAGTGATGTGCCTGAGCATATGCCCAACAGTCTACTCTCAGTGGGATATAGATTATCTATATTTTCGGTGGTAGTAGATAACATACAAGCGATAGAACACAACTTCGTACAGTGCTTAGAATCGATTCGTAAACGTAGTCTTAGGAATAAATAAGAAGAGGATGATGAGAGGGCGTGAGCCCTCTCATCATATCTCTCAATTAGAAGTTTACAGTAAGATAACGGAAGATATGATCTTCGGAGCCTACAGACGATAGTAGTAGAACTGAGCCATTCTCAATGAGATTGGATCCTACGATATCCTTAGTGGTAAGATATGTTTCCACCAACTCACGATCGCCTAGAGTATTCTCGTGGAATCGCACGGCTCTAAATTCATCTTCTACAACCACACTACCGATATAGTACTCACCCAGCTTAAACAAACTAGCGATAGGTAGTTTGTTCTCTCGTGGACCACGACGCTTTTGTCCACGACGATCCTTCTTGGAATTATCCACTACTGGAGGAGAAGTATCGCCTTTGGTGAGATCCTTCTTGATCTTAGCTTCTTTGTAAGCTAGACGGCAGAATTCTTCAAAGTCTTCATATCGACCATTGAAGATTCGAGGCTCTTCGTCGTTGTCGAGATTGAGAGTGATATCATCAAGTGACTTCTCGATAGCTTCTCGGTTATAACCATTGGGAGTGAACGGTAGAAAGTGAGGCTTCCACGGATATGCTTCTGGAATATCATTCACCGAATTAAACAACCAACCAACGAATGGGCCTTCCTTGTCAGAGTAATCGTCTTCACTGAACTCTACCGTCATAGCACTACCATCATCGTCGATCCGGTGGACTCGTGTCAAGATACAATTTACACTCGGAATCGAAAGAGGACGATCTTCGTTAGCGTTGTTCTGATTGAGTTGTACTGAACATGTCCCAGCGATGGAGTACATCAGCACATATGTGTAGTTGTTCACCGTGTCGTAAATAGCAATACCAAGGGTATCACTCACTTCGATCCGATTGAGATGAATTCGTGAGACAGGTCGGGTATAATCCAAGAATGATGATGACACTACCACACGATTCATAGCAAGCGGAGAGTAGTCATTCTTGGCTGCCATAATAACTGCGTTAAACGACTTACGCTGAATGGTGTTAAACAACACATCCCAGATAGCTAGGCTACCGCTACTGCGTTGATCTGGACGACAGGCTAGAGTGATCTCAGTAAGAGCATCAAACTTCTCACGACTTACCTGACGCAGAATCTTTTCCGCATCGATGGAATAGATGTTACCAGTGGGATCTTCTGGGTTATTACTAATGAGACGATTGAAACTCAAGGATGCATCAAATGGCGCATCCGCCCTAGTGATATTCTTAGATACGACATTGAAACTCGAGAGACGACCATTCGAGAAATTAAGACCAGTCATGTATAGATCCCTTATGAGAAAAAGAAAATAGGTTAATTAAAATAGCGCGGCTTCGATGATCGAACTATCACTAGCTCCTTGAGGACTACCCCAAGCATCGATATCGGTAACATACTGAGGCATCTCTTCTAAGTCATCCACAATACCAAACTCAGTAAAGGGATAAGCACAGAACTTATGATTCTCAGGAGTATCTTTACATCCACGGTTTTTACGATTGACCATCGTTAGAAATTTATGACCATCGACATTGTTTTCTAGTTGTAAGAAAAACAAGATATCCACAATACGGTGGACGTCAGAGCTATCAGCCATCAGTGATGGATTAAACTTCTTTACTGGATAGCGAGTATCACGTGCTATCTCTTCGGCTTTCTTAGTGAGCTGATGACCAGTGGCTAATAGATAACCACATGACTTTGCATGATTAGCAAACTTAAGATAATTCTCTTTGATGAGCTGTATCTGCCCCTGCGATGAAAATGAGTCACCAGGATCGATTCCGCGGGCCTCACTCATGTAGTCTAGGTCGAACAATACGACTTGATAACCTAAGTCCACAAATGAATTATATCTCTGAGTGAATTTCCTAAATGAAAACTCATGAGGAGAATATCGATCGATAAATAACTCTACATCAAACTGAGAGAAATACTTCTGTAACCAATCTGTGATCATCTCAATCGATAGCGTATTGAGATCTACTTGACGTTTTTCGATACGACAGTAAAGGATCTTAAATACATCCATGAGGTTTTGATTGACTTCATTTTCTAGTGAGACAAAGTAAACCAGTGCTTTCTTATCGGGCTCTACAAATATTTTATTGTAGATAATAGTCCAGAGCATGATAGATACTAACATACCAGACTTGTAGTTATGTGAGCTAGCAGCAAAGACTACAGTCTCACCCAGTCCAAATCCACCTCGGCTACCTAGTGCCTTATTAAGACCTTGTAGACCAGTCTTAATGACACCTCTGATATTTCTATCCATAAATGTATTAAGAGCTCTCATGATACTGTCTTTATCAGACAGACTCACATACGTCTCTGAAGCTTTGGTATCTGAGACAGCCTGACGAGATTCGATAGACTTTAAAGAGTCATCTAGCATGCTCTTTACTTTATTGAGTTCGATCTCTTGCTCTTCGACATCACTAATCTCAGAGATGTTCTTAGACTTAGCAAAGATCTTCCTAGCTACAGCATCGATACCTGAGAGTAATAACGCATTGTTGATGCGCTTAGTGTATTCATCGATTTGTTTAGCAGAGATAGGAGTATCCGCGGTCAGTACATCTGTGAGCAGATCTCGGATGACTGGATGCGCTTTGATAGTCTCATTACTCTTTACTTTGAGTAAGAGTATCTTAGAAGCAGTCACATCTTCCTGATTGGTATTTTCAGCTATGACTGATTTGATAAGACTCTTATATACTTCAATGAGTTCATCATCACCAGTCTTGAATTCTTTTTTAGAAGATAGTTTATCTTGGACTTCGATAAACTCTTTTACAAGAGCACGAGGTCTATCTGAACTATCTCCTAGTAACAGGAATAGTGCATCTAAATAGGTAGAGGCAGAAACCAACATTTCGGTTCACCTTTTGATAGAACATACAGAATAGGTCGACACAAGATCGTGCTGATATCTCTATTTATAAATATCAGGATCCAGTGTGGAAATACAAGATATAAAGATAGTATGACTTTATTACCAACAGTAAAAGGGATAGACTCATCTGGGTCGTCCAAATCATAAATCCTTTTTGGAACTTTTTAATAATCGATTGGTTTTGAAAAGTCTTAGATTTGTGAGGTCATGACCTATTTACAATGAGGATCATCAATATGCTTTTCCTAAGAGACGAGAAAGTATTCTCGGTTTCAAAGACGATGGGAGCTGTCCCATACGACGACATCAAAACACTATTTAGTGAGTTCTTTTGTTACCTACTCATCACTGGGTTATATCTAGAGGGTAGATCACATGGTGGTCTCCGTAGCAGCGCCGATAGACTCAGCGAAAACCAAGGTGTAGTTGGGCTATTCGATAATTGCTATAATTACAAATTAGGTAAAATCTATAGCGATGAACTCATAGCCAGGTACAAAGTACTCTTGGTTCATCCTGACATCATCGACTCTGAGTTAAAAGTATTAAGACAACTCGATGGTATCTTCTTAGATAAGAACGAGACTTATGGTTATCAGCTTTCAGCTAATGACATCCTAGGTATCGCTTATCGCCGTGTGTTTACAAATGATATGATGAACATTGCCCATTACGTGGCAGTGACATTTGGACAGACTGAGTTTCCTGAAACTAAGAAACTACCAGTCCTTTATATTTCATTGTTTGGTAATATCCATCTTAGTCAATACGACACCACTATGGTGTCTGCTCCTAAGTTACTATATGGTACACTGCGAGATGGCGTCCAGGTGACTGCGCTATGGTCATTACTCTCTACTCAGATTGACAGTATAGGTGAAGCTTATTGGCCAGGTAACTATCTAGGTGATCTACTGACCAGTCTATCATTCCTAGGAGCAGATGTCAATGATGGTAGAGCTATTTCCTATCCCAGACTAGCCAATGCGCTAAGTGTCAGTGGTAGACTAGGGATCGATGGATTCAATCCCATCCCGATGAGTGCTCAAGCTTACAAAGAATTTCTATATGGTACTATACGTGGAAACAGTGGTAAGATGGATGTCATCAATACCCCCATTTTCCTATATATACTAAATGTTATGATGGAAAAGGTTGAAGCAACTTCACAAACCCATCTTTTCGCAGAAAATTCTTCCTTTAGAAAACTCTACCAGTTTAATCAAATAAACTACAAAAAGGTAGACCAACCCCACATCCTACAATACGCACTCGAGGCTCTCGATGCTAAAGTAGATGACACTGAACAATCTTCTGAGGAGTCAGCCGATGGCTTTAACGAGGAAGATGATACTACAAAGCCTACTGAAGGTAGCACTGAAGATCCAATCGAAGAAGATCCTCAGACTGATGAAAATGGTTATGATCCTGCTTCTCCTCCGCCAGCTGTCCCTATCGGGGCACCTAGTATGGATAAGAATACTATAGACATCATCTCGTTTGATAAAACGGGAGAAGGTGTTAATGAAGATCTATACCGAACCGCTGTAATCGCTTTGAATGATCGGCTTCAGAGAGATGACAGTATCGAGATAGAATCTGAAACTAAAGATGCTCTTAACTATTGGGTTAATGGCTTCTTATACAGAACAGCTATCTCAGCCACTAAAGATCAAATTTCTTCTCTGGGCCTTCAGCAACATCTGAAGATTTTAAGTAAAGTGAAAGGTTAATCCATGACGTACCCCAATACCGCGCTGCGCGAGCGTATCCGTGAGGCAGCTAAAGAACTCGGCATCCAAGCCCCGCGCCAGTCGTTGGCCGCGCGCGTTAAGGATCTGACCGTCGACGTACTCAAGGGCTGGAATGCCGTTACTGCTCCTAAGGGCGCTGGCGCTTTGGGTCTGGAATCATTTGGTTCGGAAGCTCCTGTCCGTAACCCCAGCTTCGATGCTCTGCGCGATGCCGATCCTCGTAAGCTCATGAAGGGCCTCAATGACATGGGTATGGCTCCTCGCCATATGGAACAGGTCACTGAGAGCATCATGGGTCTCTATGATAATTCCAGCTATAACACGACTGACATCCTGCGTGGCGGTTCGTTCAACTCTGATTCGCATCAGCCTCTCTCGCGCGTCGTGGGCCGCACTTCGGCTTCGATCCTCAGTCAGCAGGACAGTGGTCTTGGTCTGGAAGCTTTTGGTGATGACATCAATCGTCTGGCTACTGACGATCGGCTGACCATGAGCCTCATCATCATGCGTCCTTGGGACAACATCATGGACAAGGCCCTGGCTCGCGTTAGCGAATCTTCGCCTGTCGTGACTGTACG